ACCGGCGCCGATTCCGACCGCTGCAATACCAATCGCTCCGCCAAGTGCAAGGATGTTGCCGATCCCAGCCGTTCTCAAAGCCAATCCAAATGCTCGGATGACCGGAGCCAATCCTGAAAGAGCAATTTTGATGCCTTCACCAATCCCTGTCGCAGCCGTCTTGATTGCTGTCCCTGTTGTTTTGATTAGAGTTGAGATTGATTTGAAGATTTGAGCGATTGCACTTTTTGAGTTCGTTACACTTCCTACAGCTTCGTCAGCACTTTCTTTAGCACCCCTCGAAAACCATTTGAACGGATTGAAACTCTTTAAGAAATTAAATGCCTTGAATGCAAACAAAGCACCGCCAATCCCTGTAATTAAGCCTCTCCAAACATCTCCGCTGATTGACTGTGACAGTTTTGAGATCCAGCTTACAATCATTGAAATAGCATTTACAACGTGGCCGGCCGCGGCGCCTACGATATCCCACGGGATAGCATCGCCTAACTTCTCAGCAAGGTCTAAAGCTGCATCCGTCAAGTCTTTAAACGCTTGATAGGCATTCTTAATTGCTCCTGTTTCAGAAAATGCTTCTAGTGCAAACTGAATGGCCATTGCTAGGTTCTGAATAACCACGTTTACAAACTCAACGATATTACTAAAGCCTTTCATGACGTTTTCAAAACCGTTGGCCTCGCTCGTCAGTTCGTCAAAGAGAGACTGGATTGTGACAACTACATCTCTAAATGTATCCTTGATTGTGTCAAAAATGCTTTCATCGACTCCAAGACCAGTGAATAATGATCTAAAACCTTCCTCAACTTTCGGCCCTGCTTCAGCCATTGCTACTTCAATGGCTTGAGGGAGCTGACGCATGATATTTCCAACCATGGGCACGAAATTACCAAGAAGAAAAGTCGAGGTACTAGATATTAGGGTCTTTAAAGCGGGTCCGACATCCTCACCAAGCGAAAGATTGGCTAAAAAGTTGGATGCTGATGCCTTCATTGCAGCAAATGAACCACTGAAAGTAGTTTCAGCTTCTTTCGCAGCAACTCCAGCCACTCCCAAGTCTTTTTGGACAAGATCGATAGCCTCTACAATATCTGCAAAGTTATTGATGTTGAACTTCTTGCCCATTGCACCTTCAAGCTTGCTAGCATCATTTAGAAGCCGTTGCATTTCTTGTTGAGTACCACCATACCCTAACTTGAGGTTGTCCAGCATGGTATAGTTCCCCTTGGCAAATCCTTGATAAGCCATTTGGATTGAACCGATGTCAGTACCCATTTTAGCAGAGTTATCAGCCATAGCCATGATTGCCTTGTTCGCTGACTCAGCAGCCTTCACGGCATCACCGCCAAGCGCCTTTTTTAAGCTGGCACCAAAAGAAACTGCCTGCTCTGCGTATGTATTAGCAGAGATACCAGCCGAAGCTGCAGCAGTAGCATATTGCTTCATGGTGTCTTCTGCTCCCTGGTAGAGCGTATCAATACCACCAAATGATTGCTGGAGTTTGGCTCCTTCGTCCAAAGCTGTGGAAAATACACCTTTAACAGCACTACCCAAGGACTGAATCCCTGAAATCAGCGCACCACTAACGATATTAGCGCCAAGGACTGACTTAAAGACCGAGCCTAATTGTGCACCGCTTTCGGATAATCCTCCAACCATGCCTTTTAACCGTGCGACTCCTGACTGAGCCTTGTTGCCATCCATATCAACTTGAATGACGACCTTTCCATCTGCCATCTTACTACCTCCTTCCTAATCCATTTCGTAGTAATAACCTTCGTCTTCTTCATCATCATAATTTTCAGAATCAGGCAACGCATACTCTTTCTTTAACTTCATCATTTCATCAATGTAAGCCTGAGAGTCGCCCTTTCGTGGCTTGTACTTCCTAATTTTGATGACTTCAACGAATTTAGTGCCTTCTGGCAACCCTGACAACAATGCATTAAACTTCTTCCAGTGCAACTTCCCTCTTTCTTCAAGCAAATCAATGCCGTAAGCTTGCATGAAGCTTGCGTATATAAAATCACCATCTAAAGAAATGTCATATACAGGCGGTTCTTTGCTTTGAGTAGAAGGTTCTTTTTGCATCACGTTGCCGGCCAAGTCGTACTCAACCGATACATCTTTCAGTGATTTTAACTGGATGTGTTCCTCGAAAACCCGTTGAAAGATATTCATAGCATCTTCAATCGAGAACGACCCAAAGCTATCTCCTGTAAGCATTTTTAGAGCAAAGAAAGGCTTAACTTGTTCTGGCACCTCTTCATCACACCACATTTCAAAGAGTCTGATGATGTTATCAAAGGACATATTGAGAGAGTAGATCTTATCACCTATAACCAACTCATCTGTTAATTTTCGTGATAGATCTAGCATCATTAACCCTCTAAATATTTCTTGAACGCTTCTTCTGAATTGCGCTCTTTATATTCTTTCTGAATCCCAAGAATAGCCTGCATCAGATAGTTAAAGGCAATAGTTGTATCCTCGTCTGCGAATTTATAGACTTTTTCAAATGCATTATCCCCAAATAATTGAGTCCAACCATTTTCTACAAGTTCTTTAGCTTTTTCTGCGATTTTCTCGTCGGAAAGTTTTTCAATTTTCTTCCAGTTCTTTGCTAAGCCTTCACGGAACTTATCAAGTTCCTTCACGCCCTTGTCATTTGCAATGTATTCCAGCTGAAATTCTCCGAAATCAATAGGAATGATGTTACTAGCTTTTTTAATGACTACCATGTTTTATACTCCTTTTCAAAAATAAAAAGGCGTGAAATATCACGCCTTAGACTATCCTGGTACTACAGCAGATTTTTTAGGTTTGCGAGTCCACGTAACTTTGAATTTGATCGTTTCAAGTTCAGACGCTTCACCATCTCCAATTTCAATTTCAGAAAGACGGGCCAATCCCTCTTTTTGAGTTTTGCCATCAGACGAAACTTCTTTGTACCAAACAACGAGATCATCACCGACCTCATCTTCTTTGTCAGCAACAAAGTTTTGAGCTTTGTCTGAGTAATCACGATGACCTTCAAATGTGCGTCCTCGCGTTTTAGAGATCACCATTTCTTCCTTGGTACCGTCACCGTCAAAGTATGCAGAGTCGTCTGTTTCTTCGTTGTTTTCTGGTGAAGATGACTTCAGACCTTTAGCAAGCCAAAGATAATCTTCTGCTGTTGGTGGGGTGTCTGGAGTAGCTTCTTTGTAAGGTCCGATGTAGTGTTTTCGTAGTGCGTTTTTATTTTTTGGCATTATTCTTTCCTTTCGATTTCAAGATTTGCTGTCACGTCCAGCAAATAAGTGTAAAAGCCTTGTTCATCTAAATCGTTTAAGTACGGTTTCTTGACTTCAAGGCCTAAATAGTTATATGAATTGTTTTTGCTCGGTAATTCCAAGCCAATTTTTGATAAGGCAGTGTTAATCTGCCATAGTGTAGTATCAATTAATTTCTGGTCTTTTGACTTGATTGCAATCTCAAAAGGTAGGTCCACAATCTGCGTCCCTGCCATGTCCTCATCCACCACATCTCCGCCAGGGAGAGGATAGACGACCAATCCCTCTTTCTCGTCTAAATAGCCGTGTTTTGAAGGGATTTTGGTTTGAACACTTTTGATATGCTCCAGCAAGACCTCTGAAAAGTCATTTTTGTGCATTATTTAACTCCCATTGCTTCGGCACCGACCTCTGCCCAATTCTTTGCATAAAGAGCGGAGGCTTTCTTATCCCATCTTGGACCTGTTCCAGGTGTTGGTTTTTGGCTCAGGAGCTTATCTTTATTCGCAAAGAAAAATCTTCTTTGTTTTTCAGAAAAGAAACCTTTGCGCTTCTTGCCATAATAGAGCAATCTAGCGTAAGGTGTTGCGTAGACAATCGAATCTTGACGAACATGTCCACTAGACCGTAGGTCCCCTCTTCGTTTTGGGACAAATCGCTCCATGTCCATTAGCATCTGGTTAGCAATAGCTAACTTCCCTTTAGCGAAATTCTCTGGAGATACTTTCTTCTCAACTCCTGAAAGGTCAATCTTAACATTAACACCGCCCATCAAATCACCTCGATTTCATAAGCTAAAAGCTTTTTGGTCAAAGGATGATATTGCGGTATGATGTTTTTCACAACGTAGCTGACGCCGTTCTCTTCAACGATACCACCTATGAAACTCTTGTCGAGCGCCACAGGGCAATATCTGTGATAGACAATCACAGTCGAAGAATTGGACTCGCTACGATGATTGCCTGAGCCAGAATGAGAAAAGGATCTATCGAACTTGCAAGGAGATAATAAAAGGGGTTCAGAGTAAGCCTCTTTCCCCCAATCGTCCTCACCAATGGGCTTCTTGATAGTCACTGAATCAGTTAGCATTCGTTTATCTATCATAATCAACCCTCGCTGAGCCAAATCCTGCCATTCTTAGCCAGTTTTCAGCGTCTCTTGATAAATTATACCTTTCGCCCAAAGAAAGCGAATTTGAGCCATTCTGAGAGCCTGAACGATAGCTTATAGATGTCCGTCCTACTGACATGCTGGCAATAGACTGCTTATCTTCAGCGGTCATGATGCCAGAACTATCTAAATAAGCTACTTGATAAGCTGTAGCACGTTTAACTGCCTTCTTGCGAGCTGTATTGTCGCTATCAAAGCTATTTAGAGAATAGAAATCCCTGGTATAAGCATCGATAGCGAGTTCTGCTCGTTTTAAAAGCTTGTCAAAGTCTCCCTCAACTTCAAATCCGAGCTTATCGAACTCCTCTTTAGTTAAGTAAGCCATCTAATCACCTCCTTAAAAGGTGGATGTCCCCACCTCAACTAGATCTTGCTTAGGCTCTTCAACGAGTTCAAAGCAATCTTCACCAATCACCTCATTAAACAGGCCATTGATTCGATTAGCTTCGTCTTGATCTAGCTCGTATTCTTGCCCTTTGTCAAAATGACGGTCAGACTTAGCAAGATAGATGTTCACTTTTGCTTTAAACTTGGCCATTTAGCACCTCCAAAAGCTCGTCTTTGGTCTTGTTTGAATAGCCCTCAAACCCTCGCTCTTTAGCAAGAGCTTTTAGCTCTGCCAAAGTCATGTCTGAAAGCGAATGAGTAGCCAAAAACTCTGAGATTTGGCCGTCTTCAATCACTTCTTCAAATCCATCAGCGGTTAGCTGAGCTTCAAGCAAGCTGCCTTCTTGCACGGTATAGACTTGATTCCCTTTTTCATACTTACGCATTTTCTACCTCCTTATTAAGCAGATTTGTGAGAAACATAGACTCCGTCTTGTTTTGATTGCAAGACGAAAAGGTCATGATACAAACGGTTTTGATACAAGTATCCGTCACCTTCTGTGTGTTGACCAGGGGCGAAAAGATAGATTGAGTTGAATTTAGCCTTGGCAATTACTGCTGGTTTAGCAACGATCAAGAAGTTAATGTTTTTACCGTCTGAAGCCTTGACAAAGCCTTCAGTGAAGTCAAACTTAGTCTTGAAGCGTGCATCGTCCCAAACTTCGATAAGCTGAACTCCGTCAAGTGAAGTGACACGAGTATCGATTCCTTGAGGCGACGTAGTAGCGATTGAGCGTGTGAACTCTTTAGAACGTTCCAAGAAATCCATAACCTCGCTAGAAACATACATAACGATGTTTTGAGCGCCGTATTTACGAACTGGCAAAAGGGCATCTTTCAATTTGGTGTAGATGTTCACTTCTGACAGATCATCTTCCGACTTGAAGTGGCTGTTTGTGATAGCTTCTGTAGCAATTTTAGAGAAGCGGTAAGCGTCCACTTCGGGAGTTGCGTGTTCTGTGATGAATGTGTTAGATACGTTAGCAGCTGAAAGTTCTTGGTTGGTTTCGTCAACGTCTGCAGCATCCACGAAGAACTCGACGTCGCG